GCTAAGTAACTCGCCTTGCCCTTCCCATCCATCAACATTATTGACATAGGCTCTAACTTGGAGTGCTTGATTAAATTCGCTACTTTCAACCTCATTGAGGATAGTATCTTTATTGACATATGTTCTGGGAAGATAGTAGATGTTTTGACCATAGATCTCAATACTTTCTATGATCAAATTCTCCATGAACTTCTGCTCCTGAGCAGAACCATTTAAATTGATTCTGCAGCTAGAAGTGTAGTCCGATTGTACGCAATTTGACGGTGTGGGATTACTATAAGACATATTAACCTACGATATCCAATGGGGGCAGTTCATAAACCTTACGAATTTCTTCTTCTAATTGAACCTTCCTAGTGGAAGCATCTTCTAGAATTTGACGACCATTAAGAGTTACACCACCAAGCATTTGAATTCCATCATACTTACTGAGGTTACGACCCCATTGCTGCATGAATAATGCTTCACAATAATCTTTCAACCAATTATCATTATATGCACTAGTATGAATATCAGGATCAGTTCTCATGATACAGTCAACCATAATATAATTTCCTGGTTGCAACTCACCCCAAGAAAAATCTAAATGCAATTCATTTTCAATTTTGTTATAACGAATCCTTCTATTTGCACGAGAGTTTGTTACAAAATCTAGAGTCTCTAGATATTGAGAAGTCATGAAGTAATGCAGAATCTGACTGTTGTTGAATGAGTAAATATCATTCAAGAAAATCTGATACTTGACATTGAACATATTAGCAGGAACCACACTGCTAGTACTGAGGTTAGCATATACCTGATTTACTCCCACCACTCCTGGAGGAAGATCCACCTTCAAATTGTTTATTGCCCAGTCAGTTCCTGCTATATCTGTAGCTCCTTGAGCAGCAGTTTTAATAGCTTCAGTAACTTCAATTTTGATTAGTTCTGTGTTAGAACCATCGTAATGATATTCTTGCCAGTAATCAATCGCTTCCTCAATAAGGTCATCCAACTGCTCATCACACACGTTGATGTCAATTGCAGGATAACCTAACCTACGGAGAGCATAATTTTTTAACTCAGTTTTGTTAGCGGGTCTAGTTGCAGACATGTGTTATCAAGCGAATGAGGATAGAGTTAGAGTAGTAACATCATTTGCACTGACGACTTCTCCGACTTTGAAGAATCCATCAACGGTATCAACGGTGATTGCTTGGGTATCAATGTTAGTGATAATTCCAGTGGTGCCACTTTCAGAACCTGTTACAACTGCACCAAGTTCCATTGTAGTAACGTCGGTCAGTTGCAGACCTGCATTAGTGGCAATAGTAGCAACATCAACTGTACCACCTGCAGCAGGGTTGAGACCGTCTGCTCCAGTGGGTTGAACAATAGTGATTGTCTCACCAACAACATATCCAGTACCACCGTCGTTAATAGTAACGTTAGTGATTGCACCAGCAGAGGCAGTGATGTTAACAGTCAGTGAGGCAGAACCAGATCCACCTGTTGTTGCCAGAGCAGTTCCTGTGACATAGTTAGAACCACCTGCAAGAGATGCTAGGTTCAGTGACAACACTTTACCAGCATTAGCATTAAGGATAAATACGACCTCATTGACAACGTAATCGGAACCAGGTGTATTAACCGTAGCAGCAGTGATACGACCCTGTGCATCAACAGTAGTATCAACCGTTAGTGAAGTACCTGTACCACCTGTTGTGGCGACATTAGTTCCTGCAGTAAATCCTCCACTACCATTATTTGTGATTAAAGTGGTAACAGCAGCACCAGGTGTAGGATCACCAGAGAGGTTCAATGTCAGAGTAGTAGTAGTTGCAAGATTAGTGAGCATTGCTTGTAGTTGAGCGAATGCATTATCCAGTTTTGTCTGTACTCTTGCCTCGGTATAATATTGATTAGTTCCTTCTGAAAGATCTGAAGTTGACTTGCTGGAAAGATCTAGGTTTGTACCAGTCTGTAGATTGACTCTATCATCAGCACGAGTATTAGTATAGTAAAGGTTTGCTCCCTCAGTCAGCTGATCCGTTGACTTCGTGGCGAGACTTGCATCAAAGCGTCCCTCAGTGTAGAAGATATTAGTAGAACCTTCGGTTACGTTATCGGTATCAATGTCTCCCTGAGTAACGGTAAGGGTGAGAGCACCATTTCCATCATCATAAAGAGCATTAATACCTGTACCGCCAACTACCAAATCACCAACACGATCATCAACTCTCTCATCTGTATAGTAGAGATTGGTTCCCTCAGTCAGATCTGTCGTAGTTGCAGCAGCAATCTTGGTGTCAAAGGATGCCTCAGCGCGAGCATTTGTATAGTAAAGGTTAGTTCCCTCTGCTAGATCAGCAGTGTCATGATTTGCAAGGGAAGAAACTTCACCAGTTACGTTACCAATTACATTACCAGTCAAGTCAGCAGTAACCTTATCTACGATCAGAGTATTGTTTCCAACACCGCCAGAAGTATCAAGTGTAATAGTACTGGTATTAGCAAACAGAGTTCTACTTGAACCAGCACCATATTGATTCGTCATGGCAAAGTACATAGTACCACCAGCACCACCAGATCCAGTGCTAACTTGTAGAGCATTGTCTGCATTACCAGTTAGATCACCAGTTACATCACCAACCAAGGTTGCTGTGATTGTTCCAGCAGCAAAGTCACCATTAACGTCACGAATAACTATGTTATTTGCCGAGTTTGTGCTTGCAGAAGTGATTGTAATTAATGGGTCACCACTGATTCCATCTGCATTAGTGATACCAATACCAGAACCAGTAACAGCGATAGTACGATGAGCATAAGTATTGGCGGCAGTTCTTGCCATAATACCCGTGCCTGTCTGAGCAGCAAGAGCAGTTATATCGTCATCATCATAAGTCGTGGTGATTGTTACTGCTGCCGATCCATCAAACGATACGTTACCATTAACAACACCATCAACTGTGATGACTCTTGCTGTTCTCAGTGCATCTGCTGATGTAGCATTACCTTGAATACCTGCAACAGCACCAATACCGTTATTAACTGTAATTTGATTCGCAGCAAAATCTCCACTATTGTCACGAGCAACAACAGTAGTCGCTGTATTTGCCGAATCGGTAGTCATGCTGTCCAGAAGATCAGCATTCAGATTGTTGATCTTGGCAGTGGTAGGAATGACCAGGGCAGGACCAGAAGAAACCTGAGAGATGATCTGTCCATCTACAGTCAGAGTACCATCAATGTTAGCGTTAGCATCAACATCAAGTCCAGTTCCACTTGAGGTTAGTTGCAGTGAACCCGCCTGAAGTGACGCATCAGTACCACTGAATGTTTCTGATGAGTTTGTAGCTTCAACTAAGAATCTATATCTATTGAGGTTATTGTCATAACCAAAGAAACCTAATCTCGCTTGAGTGTCATAGTATCTAAATTCAACACCACGATCCAAGTTATCATCAGTTGTAGGAACGCTATCTCCACCCAAAGTGATGATAGGATCGTCCACTGTTAATGTGGTTGAATTTACAGTTGTGGTTGTACCATTTACTGTGAGATCTCCACCAACTACCAGGTTGTTTCTTAACTCTGCATTACCTGTAGTCTTCTCAACAAAGAAATTATTTAATGCTCCAGAAGAATCATATACGGTGAAATCTCCACCGACCATCATTTTCTTACTGATTCTTGCACCACCACTAACCTTCAGTGCAACAGTAGTGTCAGTAAAATTACTAACATCGTTACCATTGCTGATGTTCAGGTTACCTGAAATGTCAACAGCATTGTCAACATCAAGAGCAGACTCAAATCCAACTGTTCCGTAGAATCTAGTATCTCCACCAACTGCTAAGTTTCTCTCTACTCCAAGACCAGAAGTAATCCTAACACCACCGTCTGCAGTATAACTCCCTGAAACAACGTCCTGATCGGTTGTATTGGTAAAGGAAGCGATTCCTTGGCAACCAAGTGTATTATTCAGTTGAGTGGCATTGGAGACCGTTAGAGTGCCAATAATAGCAGTATTGCCATTATCAGTATCAACAGTAAACTTATCTACAGAACTACCATTCTGAATTTTAAAGAATTCATTAGATGATTGTATATACAGAGAGTCATTGATAGTTGTCTGACCCTGAACAACCAGTGTGCCGTCAGTTGCAATGTTACCTGAAGAAGAGGCAACGGTCATCTTGTCCGTGCTACCACTTCTTACAGCGAAGTTGGCATCAACATCAACAGTATTATTAAACTCAGTTGTACCAGTAACAGTTAGTTGAGCACCGAATGTAACATTGTCATCAACATTAAGAGTACTATCAAACTCAACTGATTGATTAACTGTTAGGTTATCAGTAAAGGTTGCATCTGAATTTACTGTAAGTATATCTGTATTTGCATTACCAAGAGTAATCTGAGAACCATTGACGGTCAGATCTCTATCAAGCAGAGTATCACCATAGACAGTTAAAGTACCAACCGATGCAGTACCAGCACCAGAACGACCAATTTGAGTATTACCACTCTCACCCAGAACTGTGAATTCTACGGTGTCGCCATTATTAACCTTACCAATATATAAGTCATCTCCAATGTGAAGGTCTTGTACAATACCAGCACCACCAAATATTCTAAGGTTGGAGTTTGTATGATTTGCGTAAGATGGATTGAGAGCTTGAACAGAACCAGATTCCAACTTACGACGAACTCTCAGGAAGTTCTGCTCGTTGAAGACCTCAGTAGAGGATTCTTTTTGTAGAATAGTACCGTTGATAACAACGTCGCTGTCAAACATAAAGTCGCCAGCAATATATCCACCACCATCAAATCGGAATGAACCATAGTCATTGGATTGAATTTCCCAAAGACCAGTGCCAGCGTTCTGTGCGAATGTAGGTTCATCTGTTGCTTCAAAATGAACAGTACTAGAAACATTCAGTGTGTTATTGAGGTCCACAGCACCATTGAGTGTGCTACCTTGAGTAACTTCAAGAGTTCCAGCAGTGTAAGTGTTACCACTTGCTGCAGTAACATTAAACTTATCAGTATTAATATTCAGGTTGTTGGTAATATCAACAACACCGTAGAATGATGCATTACCAGTGGTAGATTGCAGTTCAACACGAGTAGTGCCACTACCATTATTAAGTTGCAGAGTCTTAGAAGCACCTTGGATGACCATGTTGTCATCAAAGCGGGAGGTACTATGAACTCTGAGAGTGCTATCAATGTCAACCAGACCGCCGATGTTGACATCTTGACCAATACCAGCACCACCAGCAACTACAAAGTCACCAGTTGTATTGGAAGTAGAATTATTATTTGTAGTTAGTTTAAGATTACCAGCAACAATACCAGAGTCAGTACCAGTAAAGACTTCAGAACTATTTGTAGCAGCATGGAGGAAACGATATCCACCACCATGAGAATTCAAATCAGTATAGCTAGTATCCCAACCATAGAAACCTAAACGGGCTTCAGTATCATAATAGTTGAATTCAATACCACGATCTAAATTGTCATCAGTTGTAGGTACAGTATCCCCACCGAGTAGAATAGTGACATCATCTACAGTCAGTGTAGTTGAATTGATTGTAGTTGTTACCCCATCAATCTGAAGGTTACCCCAGACACGGACGGTGCCAGTGATTGCACGATCATCACCTGGATCAAGATGCATAGTTGCATCAGTAGTACCAAGATAATTTGTCTGGAATCTATAATCTTCTACATGAACCTTACCAGTTGCTTCTGACGCATTAATCTGTATAGTATCTTCAGCAGTAATAATAATGTTGCTGGATCCAGAACCAGCATTGGTTGTCAGAATATTAAAGTTTCTATTTGAGGCAGTGTCCTGAGTTAACTGGAATGTTAGGTCGCCATCCCCAGTCTTATCCAGTGTCTGATTAAGAGCGCCATCAAGAGTAATATCAGGGTCAGAGAAGTACGACCGTACGTTAACATCAAGTTCGCCAGCTCCGCTGTCCCCCGTATTATTAGCGCCAACGAGTAGATTACCGCTCGTATCATTAACTTTAACATAGTTAAGATAATTGAATCCTCTGTATCCAGAGGTTGCAGTAAGTTCTTGATCCAGTTCAAAATTTTCTAGGGTATTACCGTCAGCGAAACCAATACGATTGTTTTGTAGTTGTGTATTATCAACACCAACAGCAGCAATAGTTACATGTCCATTGCTGTCAACATCAAAATCTTCTTGTGCGAAAGAAGCAAGTCCTTTCTGTTCTGTCAGTGCAGCACCGAGATATCTCCAAGCACCAGCATCTGAAGCATCAGTATGAGTTGGAGCACCTTGTCCTGCAGCAATACTAGCGATTGCTTGATATACTCCACTACTTTCTTCAATAATATCATATCTTGCATACGTTACACCTGCTCCATATGCAGCATACTTACTACCTTCTCTAGCGGTAGCAATAGGAATAGTCAGGGCAGAAGTGAAACGACCATACTGATCAACAGTATATCTGGTTGAGTTTACAGTTCTGTTTGCTGCTTCGGGCAGATCATCTCCACCAACTGAAATAAGTGTGGGAATATTATAAAGACCAGCAGCAGCAATAAATTCTGCTTCTAACGCTACAGTAGTATCAATCAGGTCAAGCGTTGGGTTACCTGCAACGGCGTTACCATTTACAACTGAAATCCTACCTGAAGAACCCTGTACAGATCTGGTCTGCATGTTTCCTGCAGATGCTCTAGCAATAATACCTGTAGTTGTCAGGTTAGAGATAGCAGACAGGTCAGAGTCAATAGGTTGAACATCAGTCAATCCTAGGTCAACATAAGACGAAGGTTGAGATGCATTAGTAATCCTACCTTTAGCATCAACAGTTACTTTAGTATACTGTCCACTAGAACTAGTTGTTCCGTCGTAGTGTGGAAGTGAGGTTAAAGTTTGAAGTTGGGCAGCAAGAGATAGGTTAGATGAACCGTCAAAAGTACCAGAACCCGAAAGATCCTGCGACAACTGAATCTGTCTTGGGTTAGCAAGACGTGAAGAAGTTGCAGAATTACCAATTAGAGTTGCTGTAATTGCACCAGCGGTAAAATTACCATCAGCATCTCGTTTTACAAGCGTGTTTGCCGTATTTGCTACGGACTCAATCGGTCTTTCATAGGGCAAAGTATTCCATCCCCTAACACCATCACCGATTTTAAAACGGTTAGTGTCAAGTTCAATGCCAATCTCGCCTTGGGCTAGGGTCGGGTTTTCGTTAGCCCATTCCTGAGCACCACCACGTCTAAGTTGAATTCTATTTGCCATCTCTTATATTAAAGGAACGGTGCAGGTACTATCTCAAGAGTATTTATAACATGAAAAAAGGGGTCCGAAGACCCCAATGATCATTCTTCAGTTTCTTCACTGGGAGACTCTTCTTCTCCCGAATCAGCAATATAAGTTAAAGTCTCAATAGCACCTTGAAGTTTCAGTGCTTGCATTTCATTTTGCTTAACTTTTTCTGCAAGTTGTGCATTTTCTTTGATCAAAGTTTCATAACGCTCTTTGAATTGAGCGAGCATGTCTTCTTGTGTAACTTTCTCAACAGTCATGATTTTTTCAGTAGGAGTTGTAATAGGTCTTTGATGTCACCCATGTCAGATTTTAGCACATTAACGTCTTGTTGCAAAGCCTTATCTTGTTCTTTTTTAGCTTGCCTTGCTTCATATCTAGCCATGTATTCATCATATGCTGATGTATTACAGTTTAGAATTGAATTTGATTCAGGATCACGAAACCAACCATCGTGACCCTCAACTGGAATTAGGTTTTCAGTATTCATAATTATTTTGCAAGGGCGATTGCTCTAAAGTCTGAGATTAGTGGAACCTTAGCTTGGTTGGTTGACTTCATCACGATCTTAATCTGGAATGCATTAAAATCTAATCCCTTAGTTTCGTATGCATATTCTTTCCAAAGTTCCTCTTCAGTTGCAGTAGAGTTGTAGTTCGTTTGTCCTCCAATGTTAACCCAATTAGATTCATCCAATGGGGTTGAAGATCCAACAGACAGAGCTTTGAAGTAAATTGCAAATGAAGTGTCTGGATGTCTACTAGAAGAGAAAGAAACCTGCAATGAAGTTGCTTTGGTTGATAGACGTGTAAGTCTCGTAATGTATATAGCCTCGTTAGGATCACCCTTCGGAGCAGTAGATGGATCGGTAAGAGTACTCCATCCACTAGTACCATATTGCATTGTATAACCAGTACCAGTACTAAGACCAGCAGTCATGTTATTAATTCTATTAGAAGTAGTAATCAAAGACGCACGATCCAAGTCAATGACAGGAGATACATTCTCCATATCACTAGTCAAGATAATTTCCATATTAAATGACTTAGCACCTGATAGTTCATTCTCTTCATTTAGTTTTGAACAAATTAGACGAGGAGAACTATAGTAGTTCTCTTGATTGAGAACTAATTCTTGGAACGAACCATCGTTAATGAATGACTGCTGATCCATATCAGCTGCTCTACCAGTTCCCATAGAAGTGCCCGATACGGTATTTGCACGAGCAACAATTGTAGTCTTGGGAAGAACCATAGTCTTCATGTTCGGTGTCAATACTTCAAACGGCAAGTTTTGAGTTGCTGTAGCAAAGACCCCACCACCACGAATACCATTAGTTGCAACCGAAGTGGTATGCAACATATAAGTATCAAGCGTCGGGCAAGAAATTGAAGTATGTGTCTTGTTAATTTCAATCAGTGGAATACCGTCAAAGTTATAACACTCAACGATACTTGCATTACCATGTGCTACAGCAACTGTAGCATCTGCTCCTCTACCATCAGTAGCAACGGTAATTGTTTTACCATCACTAGAGACTGAACTGTATTGAATTACTTCATCTTCAATCTTGAGGTATCCAGGATTACTATTGGAAATAGAAACACCGTTAACTACATTATGGAACGTTCCTGCAGCCTCTACTGAGATAGAAGATGCATCTGCTGCTAGTGCAGAAGTTAGGATTGTTGGACCGATTTCGGATTGAATACCAACGATCTCAACATTATTGGAACGATCAATCATGCCATGATTCTGATGGAAGATAGTGCATTCTCTCTCATCAACACTGAATGTAGGACCTGCAGTAGGATATGCAGTTCTGCTATCACCAGCGTAAGTGATGCCATTATCAGTAGCAGTAGTATCAAATGTTCCTTGAATTGTACTATTCTGAACATCCAAAGAATCGTTAGTGGTATCAAAATCACCAGAAACATATCTTACTGTCAACACTTTAGGAGTTGGTGCATTGTCCCAACCTACTACCTCAGCAGTTCTACCAGTAGAAGAACCAACAACAGTTTGACCTACCTCAAATTCTCCATTTGCATAGGAACTGAGATACATCGTTGCAGTAGATCCAGAAGAAACAATACCTTGAACAGTGTCACCGTTACCATCAACAGAACCTGCCAACCAAGTACCGACAATATCAGTAATAGTTACTGTATCAGGATCTGTAGTAGAGTTAAATGCAGCTACGGTTGCCTGAGCATTAGTAACTGACTGATAAATTCTAGCGCCGATGGAAAGGTTATAGTTACTACCAACTTCAAGAGTGAGAACCTGTTTGGGTTTAATAGTCTGAAGTGGATTAGTGACTAATTCATGTGTACCAGCATTTCCAACTCCCAATTCGCAGTTGTAGAACTTAGCAATACCACCTGCAGTATTGAATGTGGCACGTTTAATAGTAAATTTAAGATCTTCATACTGGTCAGCAGTCCAAGTAGATGCGTTCTGAGATTTGAATAGAACACCAGCATATGGTTGTTCTGAGATCGTTCTGTCTCCAGAAATTTCAAGATCTCCCATACGTGAGATCCAAACCTGATACTCATTAGAGTCAGACAGAAGAACGAAACAATATTCAACCGACTGTTTAATGTATACTGGTGCTTGGAAAGTGAATGTAGTTGGAATTGCTGCATTATCAGACAGTTCAACCGCCTCTGGGTTAAGGGTAACGTCAGAGAATGGAAGAATTGTTTTGGATGGATATCCATTTTCCATAGCACGAATTTGCATGGAGATTGGAATATTAGTATCTTTAGTATTAAAGAATACATCTACAGATGTCAGGAATACACCACCAGTGGTATCAACGATAAATGATTGTGCCAGAGGGTCATACCAACCAACCTGACGCACTTCAGTTCTTGTGGATGTTACAGTACGACTGTCGGTAACAGTATCCTTAACGATCTGAGCGTTTCTAACTGCAAGGATGTTCTCACGAACGGTTTGCAGAGTACCCTTTGCGGTGAATTCAGTTTCTGCAGAAGAATCTACAGTTCCTGGAACAGTAGAGTTTTCCTCACTAGAACTAAATCTAATCAGTCTAGTACCAGTTCTCCAACGTGGATTTACGTTCTTAACAGGTTTGGGGATGAAGAAACATCCTCTAACAAATCCACGTTTGTCTGTGATAATACGGCGATCCTTAACAACAGCACGAGCACCAGAAGACAGTCCAAGAAGAACTTCTCCAACCTGCATGTTTCCACGGATATTTGGTCTCTTGATACTAGCAAGTTGTGCTGAGTTGTTGTTCAGAACATTAGTCTGAGAAGAGTATGAACTTGGGAGAGCATCATTATCAGCAGTATATGGATTAGTATCATATACACTATTCGGTTTCAGACATCTCAAACGGCAATCGGAAGTCAATCCTTTTACGATTTCTCCAGGTACGAAAGGAGTCTCATTAGTCCGTGAATCTTCTGAAGAGTTCTTAACAAGTTCAATTAGTTTTGGAGTACAGTAGTTAGTAATCTTCTTCTTATCAAAGAATCCATACAATCTAGTCTTAGGCTTAGCACGACTGATAGTATATCTGAGGTTCCTACTACGGATCCATGGAATTGCTGTTTGTGACAGGATAGTATCACCTTGAGACTTACGCTCAATTTTTGGAACAACTCTAGTTCTTACACCACGGCGACCTTGGTTGTTTACAACACGGAAGGTACGACGTTCGTGGAGATAGAATAGACCTTGACGACGACCAGCATGACCAAGACGACCCAAACGACGACCACCACCAATGTTAGTGCTAGAACGATAACTACTTCTACCAGTCAATGTACGACCAGTCCAGTTAGTCTTCCAAGCACCCCATTGAATAGGAGCAAAACCGTTCTTATCAACGTTCAGATCTCTAGCAACTGAGGAGAAATCACCCTCAACATTTTCCACACGAGCAGGAAGACGCTTGATATCAATCCAGTCATCAGAACTGGGAAGCATATCAATACGACCAATGAAAGTGAATACGTTAAACGGGTTAACGTTTTCTACTCTGGATGCATATGGTTGTTCAATCTGAGTAATTTCTTGGTATGGTAGAGTTACGAGAAGTGCTTCTTCAAAGTCTTCAGGATCTGGACCACTCCACTGAACCCCTTGTGATGATAGTGGGTCAAACTCAAGAGAAACATTATTAGTATAATGTGATGGTCTCAAGTAACCATTCTCAAAATCAAGAGATGCATTGTAGTCAGCATTCAGAACATCGCCTACTGTATGATCAGTAAAGTCATCAACAATATATCCATTTTTAAATCTGTTTAGACCATCTTCATCGTAGGTAGTAGCATTCTGTGCTTCAGACTCCAACAGAGACAGTGAAGTGTAATACTCAACGTTAGTAAGACGTTCTTCAATGTTACCGATGTCGCGCATCGTATAACGTTTGTTATTTTCAGTCTGGAAAAGTACATCCCTCTCAGGGTCATACCCATAAGGTTTGTGCTCAATGGTTGCCAAGAACATGGCAGCATCCATATTATCAGGTTCCTGAGGGTCTTCATCAGGTTTTCCTTGAATAAGTTGGAAGTCTCCATCATGTGTCAAGAACAGTTTATCAATTCTTGGGAGGTAATAGTCAAAGTCACATCTAAACAATGTGCCCTCATCCATAATATCAAAGACTGTGGAATTGGCGTCATAAACTCTGGATGGGAAATCCAAACTAGTACAGTTTACATAGTATGGAGATCCAACAGTACCACTACCATTAGCAAGTTCCTTAACACCAGGACGGAAATCCAAGGTGTCTCTCAAGAACATAATACCACCGTCAGGTTTCCAGGTGGGAATATCTTTATATCCAACACCAACATAAGATTGGGCATTGAAATAATCACCAGATGCTTCATGAACAAAGAAGTCAAAAACTACTTTGAGTCTTCTTCTAGGTGGAGAATATGCAGATCCTCTGGAAAGTCTAGAGATGTCATAGTAGTATGAGTCTTGACCAGGATCTAAGATATACTGCTCTGTAATATCAGTTGATCCAAGTTCAATTGACCCTTCAGCATCTGAAATAAATGCACTGATAGCATCATCATTACTATCAACACCAGTAACCAGTTCTCCAGGAATAAAGGTGCCATCCAAAATGACATGATATAGTTTCAGATTAGTAGAGGTGAAATCTACAACTCTAGCTCTTGCACCAGAAGTTGTACCTTCAATAAGAGTACCAGTAGCAAAGAACGCAGACTCAACTAGAGTAACGAATGGAACCTTGGCCGCGGCATCATCATTGGATTCGTAAACAGCATGGACAGTGTATACATCGTTGAGACCCAATGAAATCTCATCATCTTCAATACGAGTACCATAAAGTCTAGAATATGCCAGACCATATAGAGGTGCATCGGTATTGTTTGCAGTTTTAGTTACTTCTAAGATCTGCATTTTAGATGCAGTTTTTACTTTTCTCTGAACAACATTCTTGGAGAAAGCAACGTTAACTTTGATTGAACTAACACCATAAAGTCCAGTACCAGAACCACCAGGGGAGCTAAGAGTACATGTCTGACGATCAGCACCAAAAGAGATTGCAATTGCAGAAGATGCAACAGCAGCTTCCAAGTCAACAAGTTCTCCTGTAGTATATGTTCCACTAGACCCTTGATTTTCAATGATCAATACGAAATTGTCATTGTCAAAAACTTCAAACTGCTCGTTCTCGCTGAGAGTAATAGTTACGCCACCATTAACAATAGTCTGAGCAGTATAAGTTCTATATGCAGTAAAGGATTCATCCGAGATACTCTTGATAGATTCCTTCGGCATGTCAATAGTAAGGTTACCATTCTGATAATCCTTAAGGAATACCCTAGGACGCAACCTGGTTATCTTACTATAAGTACCATCGGCAACAGTTCCGATTAATTTAGAAGCATCTAGGGTGACACTTTGCTCGGTAGGAGTGCCGAAGATAATATCAGTACCACTATTCTGGTTGGAACTGCTAGTATTAATATCTGTTTGATCTACCGAGTCTACTCTGAATGTATTAGTACCAGTTTCAGTTGAAATACCAACAGACAATACATCACCAGGACGTATCTCAGCCGCAAAGTTTGATGCAAATCCAGTGATAGCCGCATCAGCACCACCATTAGTAGTCAAATCTACAGTAAAAGTTTTACCCGAAACATCTTCTGTTGTATTGAGAAGAAGATCTGCAGTAAATACTACAGTAGAAGAAAGGTTGGTTGGATCAGTACGTCCTAGGAAAGATCTAGCATCGGTAAAATCAAATCTCCATGAAGAATCCAATGTGGTAAGAGCTATACCATCAAGATTGACAGTTTCTCCATTCTGGAAAGAACCTTTAGTGCCAAGAAGTTTGACAGTAGTACCATTAATTTCTCTAACAAATCCACGAGCAGAAGAAGTTGCACCAACCAAAAGGTCTCCCTCTTGCAATGAAGACGAGACATCAGTATTCAAGTTAAGTACAACATACATGTCTGCGTCCATGAAGAACAGCATGTTGCCTTCTTGAGTATTCGCAATTCCACCATTAGTAGTATCATTACTAAGTTGAACTGTACGGCAGAATCCAATGATGTTACCATCTGGTTGATCATTAGCTGCTGCAGGGTTCCAATCATCTCTGATTTCTAGAACCTGATAATTGTAAGATAAGTTTGGTCCAGTTAAATTAGGCCATCCCCAAATATTAGTTACAAGAACTGACTGTCTCAGTTCAAATGGGATGATAGTATTTTGAATAGATTTGGTGGACCTAGACTTAGGAATATCAATAAATGTAGGTGAAAGGTTCTCAACACGGTAACCTCTTACATAGGCTTTACCTGGGGAGACTTCACATGCCATAAATTCATCTGATGCTATCTGCCCTGCGGGAGATGTTTCACCAGAATCATACACACCTTCATTGAATCCATCATTCTTATGTTCTCTGAATGCTAGATCAAAACTGTCTAGAGCATAATCTCCAGACTCTTCAAACGTTCTTAGAGCGAGACTCTTCTCAAGTTCACTATATTCAGTTCTCTCTACGAACTGCTGTACTTTAGAATTTACAAGGCGAAGAAGTTCAACAAAGTTTTTATCTGAGTCATCATCAATAGCTTTCTTTACCAGAGTAGTTCTGATCCTAAATCTATGTGCTCCAGGTGCAGAGTAGTTGCTAGTACCAGCAGCATTATCATTAAGAGTAGGATCATCTTCAGAAGTAATGATAGATTCTGAGATTGATAGACCAACTCTGTACGAAGGAGTGTTACTATACTGATCAAGGATAATATAAGAAGAAGGTACATCTACAAAATACCCTCTGATAAAATATACGCCTTCATTAATATACGCTGCCGATGCAACTGCACTAGCAGATGATGGGAGCATTTGAGCAAAAGGTGATGCTGCTTCAATAAGAGTCGTTCCGAAAGTTATATCAGCATCAGCAATAAGTTGCTCATTATCTTTAAACGTCTTGACAGTAGTCTCTGAAGTTGAGTCAGCACTATCAATATATTTTACATATAAAGTAACATATCCACGATCTGATTCGTTTGAAGATACTGAATATAGTACTTTTGCTTTGATGCCTGTAGTGACACCAGTAATAGTTTTTCCTGTAAGTTGTTCCCGATATGATTCAATATCGGCACCTAAGAAATTTTGTTGCAGAAGAATCGCATTGACCTGCAGGTCATATCCAATCTGACCAGGGATAACCATCGCACCTTCTTTAAAGAAGTGCGTCCCCATGCCCTCAATCTGATTTTGCATGATTGATTGCATCGTGGTAAGTTCACGAGCCTGGATAGGGAATCCAGGTCTGAACAGTACCTTATAAAAGTTCTTATCCTTGTCAAAGTCGTCGTAATACGGCGTGACGTTAAGGTTAGTATTCTGCGGCATCTTAGGTACTTAAGTTAGAATTCAATGACAACTTTAATGTCTTCAATCTGGTCGTTTGCACGACTAATGGTTCTTCTATTATCTATGTAGATAACATCGCCACTATTAGATTCAATTTCGGGTTTAGCATAACCAGAAGTAAATCTCATACCTAAATCATACTCAGTGTTATTAATAACACGAGAAGATGTATTAGGAACTGCTGGGAAGTTAACATCTGGATCTCCAGATGCACCAGAAGATGCACCTTGGATTACGTTTGATCCATCAAATTCATTCAATGAACCTGTGATGGAAGGGAAAATACCATCAACTCTATTCTGATAGTATTTTAGGACCTTAGTTGTTGTATTCCAAGATACAACTTTACCAGTCGCTGTAACTGACTGACCACCAACAACACGAGTTTGAGTAATAGTTTCGTCGGGAATAAAATTACCCTGGAAAGTTGTTGGAAAAATAACTGCTCTAGAAGCAGATAGAGTCAAATCAGAAAGAAGTTCAGTAGTTCCATACTTCTTAGGATTGGTGGCAAGACCAATACGACGGTAATCATTATCAACAGGGAAATCGCCAGCACCTTCATCGTATGAAAGTTTAGCATTGATCATCACACGATATGCACCCATTTCAACAACGGGATTCTTACCATGTCCACCAGGAGGAGGAATGATGACATCAATTTGACCGCCAGTTCCAGTACCAATACCAGAAATTGCATCAACAGTAACCTTACCGAAAGAATATCCAGTACCACCAGAAGTTACAGTAGATGAAATAACACGACCACCATCAACTACGATTGAAACTCGTCCACCAGTTCCATCACCGTTGATTGAAACATTATCATAAGTACCGTTATTGTAACCAGAACCAGATGAAGTAATTACAACAGTATCAATTTCACCAGCAACTGAGTTAGAAGTAACTGATGCATCGCTGAATACTGGCATGTAATCAGCAGAGAAGAACTTCAGAACCTGTGCAAC